CAGTTAGTAGTATAACAATCATAAAAAAATAATATGAATGTTTTTGTCATGGTCAACACGGATTTCCTTGACAATGGAACGCCACAATTCACGCCTCTCCGGTATAGACAAAGAATCATACACACTTTCAAAATCCATTTTCAAAAAGTTTTTCAAATACGATAAATCCTTGACGGGTCGGGAATCCTCTGCATTTATTTTCTCAAGCTGCATCAGCAATTTTTCTCTATCAAGTTTGAACTCGTCCATTGTTATGAGGTCGTTCAAATATAGGTCTTTCAATTTCTGCATTTTTCCCTCAACACTCCGGCGTTTGGCATCAGTACGCAATGCCGGAAGATTTGCGACCTCGTATTCTGCAATATAGTTTTCCAGTTCCGGACGGATGCGTTCGAGGAGCATCTTTTCAAGGGTTGTCTCAAAGACGAGTTTTCGGTTCGGGCAGCGATGCAGGTTCACACCCTGTCGGCAGCGGTACACACTGTATTTATATATAATTCGTGTTCCATCGGCACGGACACGACCTCTTGCACGTTGCTGACACCCGCTCATGATATGGTCACAGTCATCACAGACAACGAGACCACTGAAAATATAATCGTGCTTTTTTCCGCTCTTGATGTTGATTTTGAGAAGTCTCTGTACATCAAAGAAAAGGTCACGGTCGATGATTGCAGGACAATAATTTTTATTGTCACGAAACTCACCGATGTATTTCGTATTTGTGAGCATATTTTTGAGACTGGCAGCAGAACGGACAAGTCCGAACTCACTCTCCATGTACCGGAGTGTCATGCTCAAGTTTCCGGTCTTGCGGTAGTATTGGAAGATAGCAACGGCAGTCGGAGCATCGTCATCCGGTACAAGGTGTTTATTTACAATCTTATATCCGAGAGGGGTTGAGCCGGAAAGAACCTCCCCGTTGTCAACTTTGTCATCGAACACGCCGAGGATTCGGTCGGAATCATTTTGAGCCTCAAGTTCTGCCCATATCATTGAATTATTAACGAAAGCACGACCGTGAGGGGTTGAGGTGTCAAAATAAGGCTGCTCAATGGCAGTCCATGAAACACCGTGCTTGTCAAGAATGTCCTGCGTATTCAGATAATGACGGAGGTTTCTGAACCAACGGTCAAGACGGGTGAAAATAATGAGGTCAATTCTACCTGCACGGACATCATCAATGAGGCGTTGAAAGTCGTCTCGTTTCAATTTCTGTCCGGAGATTCCGTCATCAATGTATGTGTCAACGAGAATCATATTCTCATGACTGTCTATGTATTTTTGCCCTGTTGCTAATTGGTCACGCATGGAATCTCCGTCCTTGACCTGTTTGTCGGTCGAAACACGGATATAGATTGCCACACGGAGCAGGATTTTCTCAACAGGAGCGGTTGTTTTACGTCGCATTTTATCAACTCCATTCAAAAAAAGGTATAAAAATAAAACCTATGCACAAGCACGGTTTTATGATAAAATGAGACTTGCGGGGTGACATTTTATCGCCGTGCCTATACGGAGGTATATGTTATCTAAAGAGCGGTTTCCATTGGCGTGGAGGCTGCTCTTTTTTTATTTACATTTCTATTCGTTCAAATGACGTTCCTTGACGATTTTTCTATATTTGCGACCGATAATGACGCAAATCACACCGACGGCAACAGCCACGATTCCACCGACAGGAACAGCAAGCAGCAGGAACAATCCTAAAAGTGCAAGGATAACACCGAGAACAATCATGAGTGTTCCACAAACATTATACATGCGGTCAGAGTATTCCTTTTTCTGCGGAATGGTATGAGGAGCATTTGCAAATGATTTTTGAGTTGCCGATGCTGACCTTTTTACAAGGTCAGATACACCGACGGTCGTTCTGCTATAAACTGCGTTGTATACTGCCTTTTTCGGGTCATTGACGATTCCCATTCCTTTTTTACCATAAAGGGGATTGACCGCCTTTTTGACCTGCCGTTTGACTTTTCCGGTCGTTCGTGCCTTGATGCTTTTCTTAACATTTGGTTTCCGGACACCGTATTTCATGAACGCACCTCCATTTCTATAACTTTTCGTTCTGTACACTTTCCTTGAGAAAGGAGGTGTGCAGGATGAAAATTCTCGTTTGGGAAATGAGAACCTCAAAAGGGTTCACATTGATGGAGTTATCGAAGAAATCCGGAATCGGAAAATCTACGATAAACAACATCGAAAACGGTAAGGTGTCGCCGACATTATTTCAGCTTGAAATGATAGCGATTGCATTAGGCGTGAAAATCACCGACCTGTTTGAATCCGAATACAAATAATTGTATCATATTGCAGCGGGATTCCGGCAGCAGGAGGAACGATTTCCACGATTATGGAAATCAACCTCGATATTTCCACAATGATGGAAATATATGATACACTGTAATCGGAAAGGGGGTGTTCCCCTTGAATTACAAAGAGGCTATTGTTGAAATAGTCGGGAAGATACAAAACGAATGCATCCTCAAGAGGATATATAAATTCGTGGCGTATCTATACACCCATGAGGCTGACAGTTGAAAAGACTGTCAGTCTTTTTCTTTATTATTTTGTGTGAACTCAATCGCTTTTTTCATTAAGCGGTCGAGTGCAGCGATGTCCTCGTCGCTCAACTCAAGCATGAATTTGAAAAGGTTTTTTCGTGCCTCGTCCTCGCCCGCCATGATGCGGTCAATGCGTTCGATGAAATCATCGTCGCTGTCGATGAACATTTCTCCCTCACCAGTGGTCAACCACATATAATCAACACTGAACTCACGGCAGATAGATTTTGTCATGTGTTCGGAGAAAGACCTGCGACCGTTTTCTAAATCAGATACAGTCGACTTTCCAACACCTATACGCTGACCGAATTTCTCAAGGGTAAGGGATAAAGTCTTTCTTAATTCTTTGACACGTTCGCCTTGCGTCATACTGAATCACCTCCTCTGTTTTCTAAAGCATAACACCCAACGAAACAAAAATCAATAAAAAAGTTCGCAAAAAGGAAAAAGTGTATTGACAAAGTTCTGAAATAGGAATATGATGTACGCAAAGAGAACAACAGGGAGGTGAAAAGAAATGCCAAAACATGAAGTTTCAAATGTAAGAACACGGGGAACTGGGGCGATTGAAAAACTCATTTTCTACAAAACGGAGGTTTCCGAACACCAAGAGATTAGAGTGAGAGCGGAATTCGAGGGAGACCCCGAACCGGAGCAAATCAAGCAGATTTCAGAGGTTGTCAAAAAGGCAGCGGAAGAAATAGGAAAGATTGTGGAGGAGTGGTGAAACACTCCTCCGAGAAAATCATTTCAAAGTGCGAATGTGTTGTGCAAAATCTTGTGTTTCAACACATGCCTTGATAGCTGATGCGAGAAGACGTTCAAATTCTTCTTTTGATAAATCAGAAACTTTTGAAAATTTGATGTCGCTATTTTCAAACGCACTTGCAATCGCACTTTTGA